TTATCTGATGTTATTCTTCCAAGACCCTATCCCGGTGGTGACCAAGCTCGGTAAGGGCATGGCCATCTACGCCTCCAACAGCGGAACCTTTGCCAACGACGTGTGGACGGTCGTACTCCACGACCAGACGGTCCGGCACTTCAGGACCGACCAGTTAACGATTGAAAAGAATGGGACGTGGGACCTAAGCCGTGCGCCCAAAACAGGAGTAGTCAGGCGATGACCGAACCAATAGCAGCCACACCGCTGGTCGAGAAGCTTTTGGCGCTCGCCACCAAGATCCGACAGGAAGCCGACCGGGACGAGGACCGCGGCATCCTGTACGCTGCCCACTGGATCCTCACACACCTGACCGCAAACCCCCCGCAATCGCTCCAGCTTGACCCAGAAATCGCTAACGCGGTGGTTTGGGGGTATGTGGACAACCTGCTGCAGGGAGACCATTTTGAGGCCGCTGCAACGATCCTGTGGGGTCCTGACGTGTACGACTGGCGCCCACAGAGCTCCCGGGAGGTTTGGAAGTGCCTGTTCAAGGAGGACCGGTTGCTGGTGCAGGGCGCCGGCGCTATGGGCAAGTCGTTCGGTGCCGCGGCGTGGTTCTACATGGCATGGCTTCAGGATCCGGCCAACACGTCGATCAAGGTCATCTCACTGACCGCCGAACACGCCGAGCGTAACATCTTTGCGTCGATCAAAAATTTCCACCGCACGGCACTGGTCAAGCCCGAGTTTTCCAGCGAGACCGATCTGGTCAAGAGCATTCAGGCCAGCACCGACAGCAAGCAGGGCATCCACCTCGTTGCAATCCCCAAGGGTGAGTCAGGCTACGGGGTGCTCCGCGGGTTCCACCCGTCGCCCCGGGTCGGCAAGGCCCATGCCCGGTTCGGTAAGCTGACCCGCAACTTCGTGGTACTCGACGAAGCCGAAGAGATCCCCGCGGGGGCATGGGAAGGAGTCAACAACCTGTGCTCCACCATGACCCCCGAGAACGCCGGCCACATCAAGGTTTTTGCTGCCAGCAACCCGAAAGACCGCACCAGCCACTTTGGCCGACTGTGCGAGCCCAAGAGAGGCTGGGGCTCGATCGACTGCGACGAAGACCACGAGTGGCGCAGCCGCGACGGCTGGCACGTGCTCAGGCTCGACGCGGCCCGTTGTGAGAACGTGGTCGAGAAGCGAGTCGTCTACCCCGGCCTCCAGACCTACGAGGGCTTCATGAACTACGAGAGCCGCGGTCGCACCGGAGAGTACTACACGATGGCCCGGGGCTGGTTTCCTCAGGAGGGCGTCAGCATGGCAATCATTACGCCGGCCATGATGGACAACGCGGTCGGCATCGTCCGGTTCATCGGCAACGTAGTGCCCATCGCCAGCTTTGATCTTGCCCTCGAAGGAAACGACCAGCTCATGTGTACCTACGGCAGGTTCGGACTGTCCGACGGCTGGACACCGCTGTCCGGCAAGTTCGAGACGTTTGAAAAGCCCCGCACGGTCCTGCAGATTGACAGCCAGATGCCGTTCCCCAAGGGCGACACGGTCAAGCAGACTCAGGCCATCATGAGGTTCTGCAACCAGATGAAGATCGGTCCCGGGTGGGTGTGCGTGGACCGCACCGGCAACGGAGCCGGCGTCCACGACAACCTGAAGAACGTGTTCGGCAGCGAGGTCATGGGCGTGAACTATTCGGAAGCCGCCACCGACACCCACGTGCTCGGCGACGAGACCAAGAAGGCCAACGAGATGTACAACGGAGTCGTGACCGAGTTGATCTTCGGACTGGGCAAGTTCCTCGAGTTCGGGTACCTCAAAATCAGCCCGGGCTTCCGCCACGAGGAGCTGGTAAAGCAGGCAACCGGCAGACGGTACAAGCAAAAGAACAAGGGTCTGGTGCGGGTGGAATCCAAGTGGGACTATTGCCGACGTACCCAGCAGAAGTCACCCGACGCACTGGACTCGTTGAGCCTCTTGGTGTTCCTGTTCCGTCAGCGGAGCGGGACAGTACCGACCATGACGACACCAAAGCCCGAGCAGATCAGGCGCGAAAGGCCGGCCAAGGGCATTGAAAAAATGGAGTTCGTGGATTTTACCGAATGAGAGTTTTACCCTGTAGTGTAATGGTAGCACAGCAGACTTTGACTCTGCTCGTCATGGTTCGAGTCCATGCGGGGTAGCCAAATTTATTGATTGACATGGCCTTACAAATGCACTACACCCCCTGCGTGGCTAAACCTATCATAGGCATGGTTCCGCCCGGAGGCTTCCACTACTTCCAAGGCGACGTGCGACTCGAATCCGACACGCTTGAGGGCCTGTACAACCGGGTCATGCACCACCGTGCCGAGAATTCCATACCGCACCACAGCGTGCGCGAGGATGTTAATGACTATCTGTGCGGTCAGTGGCCCGAGTTCTGCCACAGCGTTGACGAGGTCAAGATCGCCGCGGTGATTACACCGGTGAACGTCAAGCAGCTACTCGACGACATTCAGGTCTGGGCCAAGAACATCTTGTCTTCACAACGCCCCCACCCCCTAGTGGGCGACGAGTTGGCAGAGGCTAGGGCTCAGATTTGCGGCAAGTGCCCGAACAACGTGAACTGGAGGAGCGGGTGTGGAGCGTGCGTTTCTGCAACTGATCGCTTGTCAGCGAGCGTAAGACAAGCTAGAGAAACAGATTCCACAAAAATTCTTGGGGGATGCTCGGTACTTCGGCACGACAATCGTGCGGCTGTTTTCATGCAGCCGGAAGACTTGGCGGTCTCCTCGGACATTCCCGAAATTTGCTGGTTGAACAAATAAAATTCTATGGCCGACGTACTCAAACCTTTGGACCCCAGCGTCAGCGACGCCTACGCTCATCGTGCACCGAAGATTAAAGATCCGCACGATCGTCCACAGTTTCTGCAGCTCGATGTTGTCAACCCGACCAATTCGACCATCGACACGGTCAACAAGGACACCCTGCAGGTTCGGCGCACTTTCAAGGATGCCTCCGGGGCTTGGTCAGCCTATCGCCGTCTGAAGCAGCAGAACGTTGAGCGAAACAAAAAGAATCAGCTCATCCAAAAGAAGCTCAACAACGAGACTCCATACAAGCCCAAGCATCTCGAGAGCATGGGTCAGGATTGGCGCAGCAACCGTCCCACCGGGTTTCTTTCGACGATGGTGTCGAGGATCCAGCCACCGTTCCGTGCCGTTGTCGAGCAGGCCACGTACCTGACCTACTCGGAGTTTCCGATCGACTCGGTTGACGCCGAGCACAAGACAAAAGTTTTCAGGGAAGAAATCACCAAGTGCGTTCGTTCTTGGAGAGGTTGGGATGATCTCATTGCCCAGACTACGCACGAGAACACAACCTTCGGTTATTGCGGATGGGTGTGGGACGATCTTCGGGACTGGAAGCCCGAGTTCATGCGCCAAGATTACACCTTCTTCAGCATCGAAACCCCGCAAGAAACAAGCCAGACCCAGATCTTTGGGCGCAAACGTCGTTACCAGATTGCCGACCTTCTTCCGGTGCTGGAAAGCCCGCAACTTTCGGCAGCCGCTGGCTGGCACATCAACAACTTGGTCAAGGCAATCAACAATGCCATTCCCGCCGGTCGAACCCTCGACTCAGACGACGACGCCCGAAGGCTAGAAGATTGGGTCCGAGAGGGGAGCTACGGAGCCAGCTACGAGAACGACGCCAAGTATGTAGAGCTCGGTGAAATTTTTGTTAGGGAGCCGCACGGAAAGGTTTCCCGGTTTTTGTTTGACGACAAGTCGGGCGACGAGATTTGCACCCAGTTGGACCGTTTCAACGGTATGTCTGAGTGTCTGAATCTTTTCGCCGTCGAAGTCGGCAGCGGGTCACTCATGTCCAGCCGTGGTGCAGGTCGAGATCTGTACAACACACACGTTGCCGTGGACAAGGCCCGTAATCTTGTGGTGGACAATGTATACCTGAAGGGTCTGTTGCTTTTGAAAAAGGGACCCAATGCGAAGCCGGGGATTCCTCCGCTGACGGTAATGCACCCGGTGGCCTATGTTTCCGACGGCTACGAGGTCATTCCCACTCAGCTCCCTGCCGACGTAGACGACTTCTTGAGGCTCGATCAGTTCATCAGCGGGCTTGCCGAGATCCAGATTGGAACATTCCTTCCGGGGGAGCCACTCGGGGAAAAGCAAGGTAAAAAGACCGCCTCCGAGGTTAATCGGGTTGCTGCCATCGAAAATCAGCTACGTCAGGGAATTTTGATGCGATGGAGCAAGCAGGTCAGCCGAGGGGTTGAACGTATCCAACGCGGTATCTGCCACCCCGAGCACGTAAAGGCTGCCGCGGATCTCAAGGGGCTTTTGGACATGGCCCGGGCAAACGGGGTCACCGAGGCGGTGTGGGCACGCCGAGAGGTTGTGGACGCATTTGACCGTAGCTTCCTGCCGTTGCCCAGCTTCATGATACCTTTTGAGGTACCTCCCCATCTCGACGAGGACGCAATTTCTTGCTGCCTCAACATGCTCGAAAAAAATCTTCCCGCCTCGGACATCCTACTCATGGCCTATACTTCGGCTGTTGAGCTGATGCCCGACACTACGGCTCAAGACGCACAGCTACTCGACCTGACAATCCAACGGTACGCCGGAAACCCGAACGTCAACCAAGACGAGCTGATGAAGCTAGACATCAGCCGAAAGCTGGGCGAGGAGATTGCCAACACGCTCATCCTGCCCAAGGATCAGGTGGAGGCCATTGCAATCGAGGCCACCCGTCAGCAGGTTATAGAGCTGCAGTCGATCATGGCGGGACAAGATGTTCCAGTTTCTCCGAGGGACAACGACATGGTTCACATCCAAACGATGGCCCAAAAGTTGTTCCCGATCATCTCGAATGCTCCTCAAGGTTCCCTGACCCCAGAGCTGGTCCAGCCTTTGACTCAGGCCATCAAGCATTTTGCCGGCCATCTTCAGCAGGCCGAGGCCAAGGGAACCCCAAGGACTGCTCTTGCACCTTTCCACAAGGCCATGAACGACGCGGTGCACCACCTGACCAACGGAATGGTGCCCGAGGTGCCCAAGAACGTGGTACCGGCTGCAGCCCATCACGGAGTTCCACGCGGCCACGGAAGAGCCTCCCAAGTTCACGCTCCCACGGCTCAGGCTGCGGGCGCAATCATGCCCAGCCCCGGGCAAGAAAATGCCATCGTAAACATAGCCAACCCACCCAAACCCCCGACCGCAGCATAATACACCCCAAACATAGGCTCAGTACAATTTATGGAATGGACATCAGCGGACTCCGTCAACCTACGGAAGTACGACAACTCGACAGGCAGTAGGCTTCGTGCCTACCTAAGGACACGGGTTCCCCAACTCAAGGGGGACACGATAGAAGCCGTGGCTCTATCCTCAAAGGAGAAAGCCGGGGCAGAATACATGCTCACCGTAATTGATGAGCTCATGACAGAACAAAAAATCCAAAAAGATGGGTCCGACACCGGATTCACAACCATGTAATTTATGACAACCGAAATCGACGACAACGTAGTGCCCGAAATGGGCGTGACAGGATATTCATCCCCAAGACTGGACCCCGATCCCGTGGACGACAGCTTCATGTCAGAGTTTGATAAACTCGACGAAGAGGCTTCTTCCGTTGAAACCACTACCACCGAAGAGCCTCCCGAGGCAGACCCCGCTGAAGATGAAAATTTTCTAAACAACGGGCTCAACGATTCCCCAAAACCCACCGAACCAGATGCATCTAATGCAACTCCTCCTGAGGATCCTACCGCTCCCGGAGATAAAACGCCTGAGCCTGAGCAACCCGTTCAAGTCTCAGAGGAAATCGATCCCGAGATTGCGGCTATCGAGCAACCTCGCAACCTCAGCGAGTCAAACCAAAGCAACTGGAAAAAACTCCAAGAAACGGCTTCTCGTTACAAAAAGGAGGCCGTTGAGGCAGAGACTTTGCGCCAAAGGGTCTCCGAACTTGAGCAGGGTCCTGCCCAGACTCCGGCAGATTACGAGGAACTAAAAAAGTTCCGTCAGATTTTTGATCTCAAGAACGATCCGGAGTTTCACAGCAAGTACGAGGTTCCGATCAAGGGCGCGACAGAAACTATCTTTTCCATCCTCAAAAAAAACGGGGCCTCTGAGGAAACTATAGCTTCCATCCAAAAGGTTGGGGGACCCGACAAGGTCAGCGAGACATGGTGGAAACAGAATGTCATCGACAAGCTTCCCCTGACCGACGCCGAAAAGCTGAAGCGCAGCCTAGTTGACGTTGTTGACCTCAAGGAAAAACAGGAAATTGAGGTTGCGGAAACCGCTACAAAGGCCGACGAAATTCTCGAGGCCAAGAAAAACGAGCAAGTTAACTGGTACCACCGCGAAACCGCGGGCATCGACCAGACCATCAACGAGCTCACCAAGGACGTTCCTTGGGCACGTTTCAAAGAGGTTTCCGCAAATGCCAGCCCCGAGGAACTCTCCAAGATTCAAAAGCACAACGCAACGGTCACCGAGTTATCGAGCAAATTTAATGCTGCGCTGTGGCCAACAGATGCCAAGTCTCGGGCCGAGATTGCCGCGGCAGCTACCTTTTCACACGTGCTCGCCGGACAGCTACGGGTCGAGCAGGCAAACAAGGCTCAGATCGAGGCAAGGCTCAAGGCGCTTGAAGCAGAAAACAGCCAGCTCAAGATGGCCGGACGTGCACCGAAGGCTTCGGTCAACTCGACCTCTTCCAAGTCCACAGCCAATCCCAACGACCGTTGGAAATTGAATGCCGGCGACGCCATTGACATGGGTCTTGACGAGGCCGGAGCCTAAAATTGTTCCTATAAATTAGCGCATACTCTAACACAATGAACCGAGACGAACAAAACACGGTTAACAACTTGACAAGCTCGAACCCGTTTGGAGCTCCCGCGGCCCAGATGGTTCGTGGGCCTCAAGCTCGCAAAAACTTTGACCCTAGGTGGGACCAAGAAGACCCGTCTAAACCGGCCCCAAACCCCTCGTTAAATCCCAAAATCGACGCAGAATTGCCAAAAATCGATGTTCCACAGCGTTCCACGGTCGATTTAGAACCGGAACCCGCACCCAAACCGAGGCTCAAGACGTTAAAGCCACCCAAGGCAAAATCCGCGTCTGTGGCTACCGACTCGCGACCCAACCCGGTAACCGAGAGTCGCAGCCCCGAGGGACTCCCATCCTACCGATGCGAGTTCGAGGGTCGTGACATCATGGTTGGATTCCCTTGCTACAAGACAACCAACCCTGTCACGGCTTTTACGTTGCTGGCAATGGCTCTTGATTTTGGTAGGGAAAAAATCCGATTCGACATGGCTATCGGAGATGCAATGGTCTACCATTCCCGCAACACGATTGCCGCCAAGTTCCTCGAGACCGACGCCAAGTGGCTCTTGATGATTGACGATGACATCATTCCATCGATCGGTCGCCCGGGATGGACAAGGTCATGGATACCCGCGGCCCGATCTATCGGAGACCTTCCGCTGCAACGTCACGTGCTGCACAGGCTTATTGGATCCGGCAAGACTATCATCGGGGGAGCCTACTTTGGGCGGCAAGAAGGGGGCGCCCTGATGTGCAGCGACCTGTCTCTTACGCCGCGAGCCCGGGGCTATGAGGACGCCGTGGTGCCTGTTGACTGGGTGGCCACTGGTTGCCTGCTTGTTCACCGCACCGTGTTTGAGGACATCCAAAAGAAATCCCCCGAACTAGCTCCAACGGTACCCAATTCGCCGTTCGATTTTTTTCACCCCCTGAGCAGCACCCAAGGGGAAGACGTATCCTTCTGCACCCGGGCAAGAAACTCAGGGCACCAGCCCCACATTGACCTAGGGCTTCCCGTGTTCCACGTTGGCTACAAGGTATACTGATATGAGAAAGAGAATCTACGGGTACTACAAACCGATACTTCAGGTTGATCAGGCCGAGCAGTTCACCCAAGCCAACCTGTGGAAAGCAAGCTGGGAACGCATGGGTTGGGAATGCGTGATGCTCAACCAGAGCCACGCTTCCGCTTCCCCGTACCTTCCGGTAATCCTGAACAAACTCTTCTCAGCCGCCCGTTCCCGGGTCGGTATGTCCGAGGTAATTGCCACAAAACTTCAGGCCCGGTTCGGACGCTGGTGCGCCCTGTTTGGCGCCGGCGGAGGGTGGATGTCCGATTACGACGTGGTCAACCTTGGTTTTACCCCCGCAATGGCGGAAGAGATCGAGCGCAACACCGATATTGCTGTCAATACCGATGGGCCTGCTTGGATAATCTTTTCCAGCCACAAGGAAACTTTTGAGGCTTGTAAAGACTTTGCCGAGAGGGACTTGTTCAAAAAAGATAATTCAATAGAACCGGAACCCGAGGCCAAAATCTTAAAGATCAAAAAGAACTTCTTCAAAGATATCGAAGAACTGGCCCACGTTTCCGGGGAAAACAAATCCGATCAGATGCGAGACCTACTTGTTCGGCATTACGGGGACAGCCAGAATACGATAACCGAGAAGCCCCGAAACCGAAAATGAAAAAGTTTCTGGTGGCCCTCCAGTATTGGGACGGTGACCGAGACAAGGCCCTTGGACTCCTCGATCTATTTCACGAGACGGTCGAAGAGAACAATTCTTGGGCCGATCTCGTTGTGTTCTACCGTTTCGATGCAACACCACCTCCCGAGGAACTGTTAAAAAAACTGCACCACAATTTTAACAAAGTTTGGGCAATCCGCGGTGAACGACACGCCACCGGATGGCCAGACGGGTGCAACGGTCTGTGGTATTATCTTGGCATGGAGTGCTTTCATCGTAACTGGCACACCCGTGAATGGGCCGACTACAAAAGCTTTCTGTCGATCGAAAGCGACACCTGTCCCTTGTCAGACGATTGGCTAAGGGTAATTTCGGAAGAGTGGGACAGCCACGATGTCTGTGTCATGGGGGCGTGGGACAGTCGGAACGGAGATTGCCCCGGGCTAGGGCATATCAACGGAAATGGAATGTTTTGTATCGACATTGCCCGTAGAGCTGGTCGGCCTCTTCTTCCTCCCGGGGGCAGGGGGTGGGACACATGGTTCGCTGCTCTCTTTAAGGAATTGGGGTGGCAGGGTACCTATGCCATACGGAACATCTGGAATCACCCAACGCTTTCCGAGGATCAATTTTTGAGGATGAAGCAGGATGGCGCCGTGTTCTTGCACGGGATAAAAGACGACAGTGTCAGAAAACTCTACCTAATCCATCGATGAGGATCATTCATTCAGGGCACATCGGAGACATTATTGCGTTTCTCCCGACCTACAACAAGCTCGGGGGGACTGCCCTTGTGGTAACAAATCACGATCCGGTGTGGCCTCCTATGGAAGGGTTTCGTTACGAATCTTTGAGGCCGTTGCTGTCCCACCTTAACATCGAAAGCGAGTTCAGCCTTTCCCCAACCGGAGACCTAGACACTCGAGGATTCCGTACTATCTACGATCCTAGGGTATCGTTACTGGTTACACAGGCGAAGTATTGCGACACCGAGCCAGACGAGAGCCCTTGGATCCATGCAAACCCGAGCCAAAAAACAAAGGGTAGGGTTCTTGTAAGTCGGACATCCCGATACCATAACTACAATTTTCCATGGAAAAAAATAATTCGTCATCTAAAGGATCGGGCAATTTTCATGGGTACCTTGGAAGAGCACAAAGCGTTCCAAGCCGAAGTCGGGAAGTCGGTTGAATATCTTGCCACTGCGGATTGTCTTGAAATGGCCGAGTCGATTGCCGGCAGCGATCTCTATGTCCACAACCAATCGTGCGGATTCTGGTTGGCCGCGGGCATGAGACATCGTCAAATTCAAGAGACCAGCGACGTACACAATGACACTTTTCTTGACTACCCGGAGGCAACCTATGTTAGAAATGAACACCTAGACGTTTCCTCCCTATGACAAAAAAAGACCCCTCTTCTTTTAGAAATTTCAAGGTAAAGATCCGAGGTCGTTGGTGGAAAGTTTTAAGGAAAGCCCCTCCAAAGGCTCCTGACGCGGTGGGGCTGTGCGATTTCGACGAGCACACTATCTACATTCGCCCGGGGGCAGAAATGCCGGCAACAATAATTCATGAATGTATCCATGCGGCAATACCGGACGTGGACGAGCATGCCGTAGAATCTGCCGAGCTTGCAATCATGGAGTGCATGCTAAAATGCAACTGCCTGTTAGATGAAAAAAATTGTTGACAGGTAAGACATAGTCGAATAAAAGGCTTACAAGCACGGTGCGCCTTCTCCGTATGAAGGCGGCTCTGGTGGGAGCCACAGGATCCACCGAACAGGCCGCAAACAAAGCTCTCAGCGTGCCGGAGAGTGACAACAGAACCAAACTTCGCATCGTGACCGCACGCGGTCGCTGTGCAACCTTGGACTTGTCTCTCTAACTAATCTACGGGTGACAGTTCCGGGGAACAAAATCAACCACTATGGCAACAGCCAATGTCAGTCTGGCAGCAGTCCAGAATTTCGCGTCGAAAGACGTGAACCGGATCGTGGGCCAAGTCGCCCGCGTTCTTGCTCGCAAGAGCCCCTACATCAACTCGATCGATGGCGGCACCCTCCCCAACTCCTCGGACGTAGTCCGCTCGATCGTTGAGGAAATCGCCTACACCCCCAACAGCATTGCTGCTCCTGTCTTCGTCAACGACGCCGACCTGAGCTTCGGTGCCTATAGTGCCGTGGCCAACGCTTCCACCAGCACTTGGGGCAGCACGATCGCCCAGAGCACTCAGCTCCCCTCCAACAGCACGATCACCCCTGATTCTGTTGGAACGACCGAGTACCTCTATCAGCTCCAGACCCTCCGCGGTGCCGGACCTCGCGTCAACGTTAAGACCGCTCGTGCCTCCTTCAAGGGAAGCTACCTGCAGGCTCAGGTTGCCCTCGAGAAGACGATCCTCCAGATCATCAACGCCGACATTCGCTATCAGCTTCTGGTCCAGTCGGGCATCAAGTACGTCTGCAACAGCACCCAGCCCTTCACGAGCAATCTGACCGGCGACATGCAGCAGATCAACACCAAGTTCGCGCTGATCAATCCTGATTCTCCGATGAACTTCAAGACGCTGTACAAGATCGGTACCTTCCTCCGCGAGGAAATGCTTGCCGAGCCTTTCGCCAGCAAGGACGGGGAGTTCTTCCAAGTTCTCGCTTCCGCCGATCAAATTGAAGTCTTCCGCAACGACGCCGATGTCAAGGAAGACCTCCTCTATTTGACCGCCGGTTCGTTCAAGCTTGGTGAAGACAGCATCACAGGCTATCAGTTCTTCGGCTACCGTGGCTTCGCCTTCGGTATCGATCAACAGCCCGTCCGCACCGCCGGTGTGAACGTTGACGGTACGATCACCCCGATCGAGCCCGTCATCAAGGCCGCTGTCACCAACGGTTATGGCCAGCGCCGCAACCCTTCTTGGGTCTCCAATACCACCGCTCCCTACGAGGTCCTCTTCGTCATCGCTGGCGAGAGCTTCAAGCGTCTGGTGCCGGAGTCCTATGTCGGTGAGGGAACCTTCCGATTCGCCCCGCAACTCGCGATGGGCGAACTGGAGTGGACCTACTACCGCGACAACTACGAGAACCAGTTCGGCGACTACGGGCAGCACATCTACCAGATCTCCCGTGCGATTCAGCCGATCCGTCCTCAGAACGTCTGCGCGGTCCTCTACAAGAGGTGTGCGTTTGATGGTCAGGCCCTCGCCTGCTCCACCAGCACCACCGGTCTGTAAGAGTTAGGTAGTTATCGGTGGCTGGGGTGATTAAGTTCGCTCCAGCCACCTCAACTGCTTAACAACCTGCCTATGTCTGTCCCATCTATTCTCGACACTGCCCTTTACCGGAGATTGGTTTTACAATCTCTCAACTCACTCGTTGCCGGAGGTGGAGGAGGAAGTGGAACCACAAATTCCAATGTCGCAGTAGCTTCTGATGGAGTAACTAGGTCTCCGCTGAATCTTGATTCTGGTGGAAGGCTTATTGTGGACATCGGGTCAAGCATCCAGCTTGACAACATCACGGTTAATACTGATCAGGTTGAGAACAAGCAAGACACTACGAATGCGTTGCTGACAACGATTCAGTCCGATCTTGTTGCTCCGCTTCCTCTTCCTACTGGTGCGGCTACTTCTACATTGCAAACAAGTGGTAACTCTTCTTTGTCTACTATTGCTACCAATACAGGAAACATTCCAGCACTTGTTTCTGGTCGTGTGCCTGTAGATGGTTCTGGTGTCACACAGCCGGTTTCGGCTTCTGCACTTCCTCTTCCTACTGGTGCGGCTACTTCTGCCCTTCAAACCACGGGCAATAGTTCGCTTTCAACGATTGCGACAAACACAAACAATCTTGACGTTGCTCTTTCAACGAGGCTCAAGCCAGCAGATACTTTGGCTGGAGTCACAGCAGTTGGAAGCATTACAAACGCCCTGCCATCAGGAGGAAACGTAATTGGTGGCGTGACCTTGCCCAAAGCATCTACAGCATCAAGGAGCGCATTTACGGCATCTACTGACACACAGATAGCCGCCGCAAGCACGAGTAGGCAGTCAATCTCAATTTTTAATATTGGCCCTGCGATTCTTTATATCGGATTCGGTAGCACAGCAGTTTCAACAAGCGATTTTACATACAAGCTCAATCCAGCAGACACCTATGTGGCGAACACAAACGAGATTGGTTTGGAGCATC